CAACAGCATTACAATTTGGAAAACACTGTGCAGGATTAGATGATACACGGGACACCGATGAAGTGACAAGCGGCTTGGACCAGCCGAAAGCCGAGGCTGCTCCACTCAAAGCTGAAGCAGCCCATGAAACAGTGCCAGCATAAGAACCAATCAACGGAATTGATGAAATGTTTGCAGCGAAGGACGAGAGCTCGGCAAAGAAAGTTGAGACGGGCTTCGACTCAGCATCTGAAGGTGCAATCTTCTTGCGTTTAGGACCTTGAGTGACTGCAGTGAGAGTCTGACCGTACAGCTCAACATCTTCCATCCAAGTCCAGACACGGTAATTAACCTCGAGTAAATTATCAGGGCCTGTCCGTAAAGGGGACAAAACAGCAATATATACACGACCCCAGTCGACCGCTCCACCAGTAAGCTCAATGAACTGTGATGTGGCCACGTATGGAATACGTAAAACAACGGACGACTCATTCGCTTCGATGTCAACACCAGGTAGCTGGGACAATGGAATGGCATTTGTGATATGAGCACTCCCCTTCCTCGCGTTGAGTGAAAAACAAGGATAGTAACACAAACGAAGGCGCCCGGCATGATAGGGCGTACCATTCAAATCAAGACGAATACACAAAGTAGAACGTAAGCCAAAGAAACCTTGTAACTTATTTATCTTTAATGAATTTGTATAATACGGTTTTGTGTCTGAAGCATACAAAATTGCTCCAATTGAATCAACAACAGTGAAAGAACCAGCAAAAACTTGATAAGGCTTAGCCAGGTAATCGGCAATGGTGCTAGTGCTGTTAGGCGTGTACAAATCGTACACATCTTGGGACCTGCCAACACTTTGAATAGCCGACACTGGATCTGCCACAAATGACGTTGTGCCTGTCTGAACGATAGGACTTGAGGTGTCTTGATTGTAGACACCCATGTTTGTTTTTTGAAATGTTTCTTCAGTAAGCCGCTAAACTACTTGCAGGAGGGCTCAGTCCTACAAGGTGCAATATTAAATGGTTTAAGGAACGGGCTGCGCACCAGGTGAACCATCGGATCTACTAGCCGACACCGGTATCAAGGCGAGAGTTGTGCTTCTTCGCCAGGAACCCCAGGAATTAAAATACCTCAAATCACCTGGTTGAGATGAGGGGTTGCACTTACCAGTACTCACAACCGCGAGCCAAATACTCAGCTCGACGGTCGCACTGACTCTTGTTCCAATTAACCATAAAGTGTCTTTTGGGATCAACCCTTTGAGCAGCTTCGTGAAAATCAGACCTCCAAAAATCCCAGTCTTCCTTTGTATGTACACTCAACTCATCAAGAAAACCCTCCACCTTTACACGGAAAAGCTCACCATCGACATCTTTCTTCTTGGCCCATTGGATGTTTTGCGTGATCGTATCGAGGGTCAACCTCATATACAGAACACCATCTTCTAAAGCCACCTTCCTCTTCAAGAATGAAACGTCAAAAACTGTGCGATGCGATTCGTTGAACTCAGCATTCTTCTCTTCATCGGTATAGACCATGCCCATCTCGGCCATAGCTTTTGTCATCGATGCGTACGTAATAGTAGCGGTGCCGTACGAAAGCAACTTCTGAGTGTCAACCTTCCACACATTGTCATCACCATAACATATATATTCAACAACACGCTCCTCATCTTCTTCAACATTTTTCGTGCCGAGACGAAATCTTCAGCGCCAAGAGAACGAGCAACTCCATAACGCAAAATGATATTATTACAAATGGTGTTCAAAATTGTTGTGATTGGGTTTCCAGACGGGTTAGAGTTGTCCCACTCTATGAGACAGTCTTTATATTGAATGAAAGGTTTTGTAAACGAATAAAAGATATTTTTTGCAATTTTAAGATCTTCTTCAGACAAAAGATGGCCAAAGTTGACCTCGTAAACAGCCCAAACTTTGTCAACAGCGTAAGACGGGAGATTCTTATCGAAACTCGAATGATCCCCTGCATACACGTTAACATCGAGAGAACCATTACCTAGTTTTTCAACAAATGACTTCAATTCAAATTGATCTGCAACGTTGATACCTACTGCCGACGAATTCTTATACCTATTGGCAGGATCTTGATACCACGATGCAAAAGTTCCAAAATATTTACGAATCAAAAGTGTATTTACAACATCACACGAAAACACAACACGAGTCTTCCCAGCCTTTACTTTTTCAGTTGGCCTCAACTCATCCTTCGGGAAAGCAACAAAGACCATTGGAATTGGTCCCTTCTTCAAAGCTCCGAGAGCCTCGTCAAACTGCTTCTTAATATGTACAGCTCCTGGCGTGTCAAACGTGTAATTCTCATCAAAACCAAACGCTTGCCGTTTCTTGGTTCCCACATCAGCATGGAACCTGGAAGGACTGCCAGAAGCAGTGCCACGGTTGATAGGCTTGAGGTATGGGGCCTTAACCTTCGAACCTGTGACTGTCTCTTCAAACGACAAGACCGCATGTATGGGTCGTGTCGTCTCTTTCAACAATTCATGGTTATATACATCCGTGGCCGCATTAAGGACTTCCATATTGCATAGAAGGCCACCACGAGAATACGATTTCAAAGACTCAGCAACAGGATCAAACAACTTACCATTCAAAACAAAAGGATTTAACAAAGCGGGTCTTTTCAACGGAGGTGCTGCTATCTCACCATACAAAGGTGATTTACAAATTTCAGACTTATATACAGTGGCAACACTGGTTGCTTTACCACAGACTTGTACGTCCTCGAGTGTGGTGTTGTCACTCTGTCCAAATACAAAATGGGATGCCATATCTGTAGTGGCTTGAAACTGGGTGACTGCAACATCAAAGTGTGAAAAGCACTCCTCAACAAATTTCTTTTTCAAAATGATGCCGATACCTCTAGAACCACACGGGCTACCTGCAGCATGAATACCAACGATCTTGGACCGTTTGGTGGCATCAACACGCGTTAAGATAGCGCCGCACTGGCCATTTTCGGTTGCGATGTCATATTCCAAGGTGTCAATAGACTTATATACAGTCCCATCTGGGTTGGATGCCGCGACAGGGCGACCCAACCTGGCCATCCCACTGTTCATAGACACAACGACTTTATCGTCATCTCCTGACCAGTGGCTCAACCTCACATTGAAAGATGGGGTGGTATGAACATCGTCAGCAATATGGTGTAAAACATTCTGACAGTTAAAACCAAAAACTTTAACACAGACCAAATCATTATTAGGGCACTCCAACTGGGCCAACGACTTCACAGTGACCGTGTAAGAGAACCTATTCTTTTTTGATGTCATTTTTGAAAATGTTATGTTTGTATGTTCTTTAACTATGCTGTGGAAAATATGTTTATTCATTACAACTAAAGATCCTCCAATACCAAACGCGTACCCGCAAAAAGATCCATCATCACTCAATGTTAGCACATTTGAACTCAAGAGAGATTTCACCACTTGATCGTGCTGTACATCAGCACTCTGAACAACCGCTAAGGCTTCTCTAGGAGTACGCCTGTTTTTCTTTTTAAAAAATGGTTTGGTAGTTGTATATGTTTTATATATTAGTGCGCACATACCTAAGGCTGCGCCAACTAACTTCAGTTTCGACATTACTGACTCCATTATATTGTCGTCATAAAAACAATGAATTATGCTATCTTTTACTTGTACTAACCTAGAGGCTTGATTACAGGCACTCCAAAGTTTCATATGCATCAAATATTCATCAAGAAATTTGTTTTGACTTGGCAACTCAACGAAGTTAAATTTACGAGCAAATTCAGAAATACAAACGGGTGTAAAAGCACTACGAATACCAAAAATGTTCTTGGCAACATCTCGATTGGACACAATACTACGCAAATACGAAATGTGCTCAGCATGCGACATAATCATTGACTCCACTGGTTGCGAATTGTTTGGATTAAAACCGCTAAATGGGGACCAAGTTAGGTAGTGCACCATTATGTCCCTTTTAGCGACAAGATTTGGTTCACATGCATAACACAACGGATTATTACATCTAGCTTGGGTAAAGGCACTATCAAGTGCCACAAGGGTATCATCCTCACTTTCCAACTGCGATAAAAAGTCACTCATGCGCTTCTCAGAGCGCTCTTGGTATCCAACACGATAACGGTATATCTGAATAATCATCTTCAACACGTCATGTGTCGAGGCCCTTTCGCACTGCTCTACCTGTGTACACACTCGTCCACACTTACACAAAGGTGTCTCTTCTCCTGTCAAAGGATTAAACCACCACCAATCTAACCAAAAGCACGGAGGAGCTCTTGGATTTTCCAAATAATACAGCTCCGTTGCCTGCTCATCAAGAGTAGGCTCCGCTCCCGTGATAGAGGGCTTTGAAAATTCTGGTTTAACCCTACATTTAATGGTCACATGCATACGGCGTGTAACCGCTTCTTTCGAATACATATTTTGTAAAATACCAGCATATGTTGTTACATTAGTGGTCCCTAAAATAAACTTAGAATCAAAATAGACTGCGCCTTTCCTCTCTAAAGAGGCTTGCGGCGTCATCATTGCCTGAGAGTTTACAAGCGGAATCAATTTACTAGCCCAGTTTTGCAGGGCTTCTGTAGACGACGCAAAGTCGTCCAACAAGCAAATGGCCTGGTTATTATAGCCATCTAAAAATTTACTCTCTTGTTCCGGAACATATACATAGGGACCGGAATTCCCCCTATTGAACTCTCTAACGGCTTCTGAGCCGCAACTTTCTTTAATGAGGACACCTTGAATCACTTTGGATGCCGAAGACTTTCCGACACCCGCTTGTCCCCCTACAAGAATGAAGAGAGGTTCCTGGCGTGTAGAGTTTCCATAAACTCCAAGCTTACCAAGCTCCTCTCTAAGAGCGACAATGCGAATCATCGCATCTCGATATTGAACATAAGCAGGTCCACCAGTTTTGAACCTATTTAAGAGAGACATACCGTATGCCTCTAATGACACCATTTGAGATGCCACACTATGAAGATTAAGTCGCTTTTCATACTGATCTTTTAACTCTAAAAATTTTTTATTTAGGTTTTCAATTTCAATCCACGTCTCACCTTGACACCACGATGTGTCGAACTTCAAACCGAAAATATTATTCACTATCTCAATAGCATCACGAACAAACTCCTGGAATGAACCTAAAGATTCAGAAATATCACTAGCCTTAGAAACTTGAATTTTAAAAGATTTTACTATCGAATGCACTTTCTCAAACGAACTGGCCTCTTCACCAAAGCGAGCACGCAAGTGCCAAAGGGCAAAACAAGACAAACCAAAACGATAGCACGTAGAAAAATTAAACGAAAACTGGGTCACTTCTTTACCAAAACCAACAAAACTCTTAATACTATCAAACCATTCAATAAAGATAGGCTCGACAGTATTCATCGCAAAAAACAGAGAAATTAAAGCAATACTACTGATAATTTGAACACGAGATAAAAATGGTAAAACTAAGACAAAAACTAAAAGCAAAACAGGGGTTAGCGATTTAGAATCAAGACCAAAAAGGACTTTAAACTCACCATCACGAGCCGTCTGTGCAAGCGCCTTTAAAGATTGTCCAACTTCCTCTTCCTTAAGGAAGTTAACAAGCTCATCAACAGGAGCACGCAACGTTGACTCAACCCCAAAACGCGCATCAGAAACTTTACCAAGAATCCACTCAATCGGCCCTTGGGTGAATGATTCAAAATCATCACTAGGCCCCTGAGTTACAGACTCAATGAACTTGCTTTTCTTGACAACCTTCCGTTTCTCTCTCTTTTCTGATTTAACACTCGAGCTTCTCTTATTATTATTCTTTTTCTTATTTTTAACATTCTTCCCGAGACCAGATTTGAACTGATCAGGATTGCGAACCAAGTTGTCAGCATAATGCTGTGACATCTTAGTCACAATAAGAGACAATTTCTCAACACGCTTTTCCAAAGCATGAATCGAAGCCGAAGATACGCTAACCGAAACCGAAGACGCGGAGGCAGAAACCGAAGACGAATTTTGACGAAGTGATATCCGATTTTAACTCAAAGTGTTAGCCTTGAGGGTCGATGTGGATAAACATGACCTTTATGGGTGGTTGACGTACACCCTGACCACTAAAGTTCGTACGTGCTCTAATTTTCAACTAAGAGGGTTTAGAGCAAGCGCTAGCGACCCAAGAATATGATATGTCTAAACGCTCCGAAGAGGGCCGACAGGTTGCAATCATATTCACCTAAAGAGGGTCCAAGACCGTGAAACACAGACGCCAAGGATTATCCAACATTAGGATTTCAGACCGAAGGTACACAAACAAATCCGTTAAACAATGGTAATTTATATACCGGACACCACCCGGCTAAACATTAAATACAAATGGAATGGGGGAGGTGTGAGGATTAACGTATCCCAACAAACGGTGATCTAACCTGAATGCTTTTCCGTACAAAACAGGTCTACATCACTGATGGATTCGGTCCATTTCCCAGGATTACAGCCCTGAACTGGCTACTCATTCGCTACTACCGCACGTGGCGGTAGC